AATCCGCATACCAAATGGGTTCATCATACCGTCAGAACCAGGAGCGCCATACAAATACATACCGCTGTTAGTGCCTTCACGAGTACGCTCCATTGCGCCCCAATCTGCTGGGTTGACAATAACGGTATCAGGTGTGTTACCTGTTGCCCACAATGCCCACTTAGCACGGTTAATGGCGTCTACTAACAAGTCAGATGCTGTCGCAGTGTAAGCAGTAAAGTTACCTGTGTCAGTCAAGCCTGAAATGTTTGGAGGTGTGCCATTGCCGTTTAAGAGTTGGGCATCAATACGTTGAGCCAAGCCATCACGAGCACGTGTGTCGATATAAGCAACGATTGCAGGAGCATCAGCCAACAACTGATTTGACACTTTAATCCAATGAGCAACCGTGGTGATTGGCACATTGTATTGTTCAAACGTTGCTGATGACTCAGGCTTGGCGGCGGCTTGTGCTACTTCAGCGGCTGCGTTAGTGAATGATGCTTCGCGCAAGCTGTTTACCAAATTGCTAGTAACAGGAATTTGCGTAAAGAGTTCACGAATAGTCAAAGGCAAGAAATTACCGCGAATAACTTCAGGTCGTTGAGCCGGGAAAGTAGTGGTGCTGTCAGATGTGACAGTAGCTTTCACCTCATAGCGAGCACGTTGAGTCTGACCGCTGATTAATTGCTTGAACTGCTCAGATTTTACGAACTCAGCACCAGCAGAAAGTTCAGCAGCAACGTCTTTGCGATTCGATTCCATTTTCTGACTAATTTCAGTAATGGTAGATTCGAACTTCTCGCTCAAAGCACGAAGCTCACCTTTAACTAGTTCATCTGCTTTACCTAAATCGGCAACTTGAGAATCATACTTTGCCATTGCCGTTTCAATAGCTTTACCGTGCGCATCAAGCGCAGACTTAATTTCAATTTCCGAAGACATAATTTTAATTCCTTAAAAGTTTAGTTGATGCTGATTGGATATACTGCAATAACTCGCTTGCATTTTTTTCTGAGTCGCGATCACCGTGACTCAAGGCTTTAATTCTACTAACGAGCGCAGTAGAATCAGCCCTAGAAAATCCTCCAGCATCACGCAGTAGAATTTCAATTTCTTTTAATGTTTTAACTTCTTCTAACACCGATTTAATGTTTCCGATTTGTGCCGCTAAATCAGCTGGTGATTCCACCACGCTGATTTCAACCAACGAAATCTCTTCAAGGTTTAAACCCCCAGTTTGATTGGCTGAATACTTGATCGCCCGATAACCGATAGACAAACCGCTGATTGCACTATGTTTGAGACTTGCATAAACGTCCATGGCTTTTGAATGTCCAGGGGTGAGTTCACCCTCGACATACAAGCCAGTATCATCTTCTTCCATGCGAGTCCATTTTCCGATTACGCCAGAATCGTGGTTAAAACGCATTTGAATAGGACGTTCACGATCTTGTAGAGTGGCTGTGTAAGCCCCTGGAACAACAGTGTCCCCATAGCTGTCCACGCCACCGAAAACGGAAGCATAGCCGCCGAATACGCCCTGTTTGCCATCATAAAATTTAAAATCTACAGTTTCTACTGCATTAAGCTTGCGGAGCATTTTGCACCTCTTGTGTTTGCTGTCCAAGTTTATCAATATGAGTCATGTTGACTTGTGATAATAAAGAGTCACCGCCAACCATCGGCGACCACCCTTCAATTCGACGAACTTCGTTGGGAGTTAAAATACTTCCCGCAACGGCTGTCCGATAGCCTTCAAGTCTGGATTTCAAGTCAGAGCGTAACAGTCCCTCAAAATCGAACTCAAATTCATATTCACTGGCTTCAGCTTCAGTCAAAATATTTGCTGATATTGAAGCCTCAAATCTTTCTAAATAAGGTCGTAAATTCAGCTTATAAAAACCACTGACTAGTTGTTCAATCCCGCTACCCCAAGTGGTAGAACCTGAAGTGTCATTGACTAGCACACTGGGGACGCCAAACCAACGACACACTTCTTCTAATTGGTATCGACGAGACGCAAGTAATTCTATGTCTTGCGGAGACATACTAATAGCATCAAATTTCATACCCATCTCAAGCACTAACAACCGCTCATCAGTTCCCGTAGTTAAAGTACTGAAATTAGCTCGAATTTGGTCGCGCTGAGCTGAAGTCAACTGGCGATCAAGGGATAAAACGCCACTTCGTTTACCGCCATTCGTATAAACCTTGGTCACTGCTTGTTCTGCCGCTTGAGCGATACCAAAAATGTTACGACCAAAAGCCAATGGGGATTTACCGACTATGCCGTTGCCGTACAATTTAACGTGCCAGATGGACTCTTCGGCGTAAACATCGACGTTCCCGTCCGCTTCGTATTGATAAACTATAGACCCGTCTTCAAGAAGCGAGGGGGTGACTTGCGCCGACATGAGGGGCAAAATCGACCGAATTTGTCCGCCTATCCTGGTCAATTTAGCATACGCATTACCATGCAGAGCTAAATTGAGCATCATAGTTTCAAAAAATTCTTGTTTAGTCTGGTATCGGTTTACTTTCCGAGCCATTAATTTCGAAAGCCAGAAATTGGGGGCGAGTTCGCGCCCACGGCTGGTTTTGCGATAAACGTTTACAGGTAAACTAGCAACGGTTTCCGAAAGCAATCGAACGCAAGCCCAAACTGCACTGACCTGCATCGCAGTGTCCTCAGTAACCGACACTGCTGCTGCCTCTTGATAACCGGGTGATGGGTATTGAACGCCTCGGTTACGCTGGCTTGTATTGCCTCCTAACCAACTCCACATCGACTGCCAAAATGTAGTCATAATCTTTTAAACCCCAATCGGTCTGGAGATGAATTCGTTAAATGACGATTGGTCATCAACATTAGATAATGCCATACCTAATGCAGAAATCAAAGCCACTGCGCCGTCAATTTTATTTTCGGACCGTTCTTTACGCGGGTAAATGTTTTCTTTGGCATCAACGTGGCATACCACGTTCGACACCATCCAAGTAAGAACTGGATCGCCGTCAAAATGAAAACGGTTTTGGAGCACCAACGCTTCTAACTCTTTCATCGGCTCCGACATATTTTGTACGGTTTGCCTGAATTCCACCACTGGTAATCCGTCTTGCTGCAAACGTTGAATGATTGATGACGCCTGCCAAGGGTCAAAACCCGCATTAAGCACATTAAACCTACGCGCATCTTCACGAATATGATCCTCGATTACACTATAATCAGTAACGTTGCCATGAGTGAGGACCATTCGACCCTCTATCGCCCAACCACTATAATAAGAGTTGCGACCATCGTCCGCCGCATCCTCAGGTAAGTAATACTTACCAAAAGCATAATAATGGCGGTGACCGTTTATCTCTTTCCAGAACAAACGGATTTTCGCCGCTACGTCAATCTTAGTAGCCAAATCACATGACAACACACAGTCCATGCCTTCGAATTCGGATTCATCCAACGTGGGGTCTGCACACTTATCCCAAGCTTGCATATTCATCCAAGAGGTGTCGGCGTTGACCCACACATTTAAATGTTTGGTCAGGAAGTTATTTTGTGCTGCAGCCATTTGTTGGGCTTTCGAAGCTTTTCGAGCTAAATCTTCGGGTGATACCGAAACACCATAGTTCGGGTTAGCTTTTGCCCAAGTCTTTGAATCAAAAGGATCATCGCCTTCGTCAATTGAATAGATGATGCCGAAATACGTAGGGTCATCGTGCACATTTTCCAGAAGTTTACGCACGTACATTTGCTGTTCGTAGCAAATACCAGCACGATTAGACCCAGCAGTAGTAATCGCCCAAACAAGAGGCTGAGAACGTGCTCCAGTAGCCGTTTCGATCACGTCCCAAAGCGCACGATTTGGATGCCCGTGCAATTCGTCAATAATCGCACCATGCACGTTCAACCCGTCCAAGTTACCATTGTTGTCTTTGGACAAAGCCTTAAACGAACTGGCTTGATTCTTGTTAAATATGGAATGCGCAGATGTTTCTATATTTAACGCTGACTTCAACCCTGGACTTCGGTCAGTCATGCGCTTAGCATCTTCCCACACAATTTTAGCTTGATCCCGTGTGGTAGCAGCAGAATAGACTTCAGCCCCCGCCTCATTGTCAGCCGCAACTAAATACAACCCTATTGGGGCGGACATCGTAGATTTACCGTTTTTACGCGGCACTTCTATGTACGCAACTTTGTACCTGCGAAGCCCGCGATCGTTAACCCAGCCGAACACTGTGGTAACTATAAAACACTGCCAATCATTAAAGACTAATTTTTTACCTACATATTGACTGCCCTTAATATGAGGCAGGGATTCGGCAAATAACACAGGTCGATTGGCTTTATCCTCATCGAAAATGAAATCCGAATTCTTATTGGCTAAATCATCAAGCTGACGTTGACACGCTAAACGCACCCACTTGCAAGCCGCGACCTCCCCACTCAACACTTGGTTGATGTAGTTGTGGGCGCGATGAACTGGGGTCATCAAGCAGCGAACATATCAAAAGCGTTATGGGGGGCGGGTTCAGATTTTTCAGCCCGTATTTTTTGACGATCCACAGGGGTCATTCCGAATAAAGAAAAAAATGTAATCAACCTTCCGTATTTAGCACCATTAAACCCACGCGGGTCTTGACGAAATTCAGCCATAAGTTCGCAGAACGCTTCCATAGACATCAAATCCATGCGGGTAATTACACCTTCCACCATGATGCCTTGAACTTCCAACCAAATACCTTGTGCTTCTGGTGTTAATCTTTCAGGGGGCGGACCCAGAACTTCCGCGCAAGTAATAGATTGCTTCCGATCTCGATATCTTTGCGGATTTTTACGGTCCGCGCCAGTTAACTTGGCAATTGACATCGGGAGTGGGTGAGGGGATGCCATTTTCACAGTCCCAGATTACGGAAAATAGAGTCGGTCACAACACAACCAAATTGTGGACGTGTGAGACTTAC